ACTTACCATTTTCAATGCAACTTAAGTTTCCAGAAGATATACTTGTTTCTTTCTGAATTTGAGTTTGTGTTATCTTCAATTCCTTTCGCCGGTCCCTTATCCGTTGACCGATTACATTTTCCATTTCCATATAGTTCTCCTTTATTTTATATTAAAAATATTAGAAATCAAAGAAAAAAGTATTGAAATTCTCAGATATATGAGGTATACTATTTCTTACAAGGGTTCTTTGTAACCCTACAATCATATCAAATTTTCTAAGAAATCTCAATAGCCGGAGTTCTCCGGCGAAAAAAGTCGCCCAGTTCGGGGTAGGTATTAAAATGTATGGAGGTAGCAGCAGATGAAACATGGGAAAGCCCCAACACGGGAGCAAAAGCAGATTTTAAAGGCTCATGGACTGGTGCCGGAAAACTGGCTGGTAGTAAGAAATTTCCCGGACACGTTGGAAGTTGTGAGCCGGGTATCGTTAAAAAAGATTGGCGGAAAGCCAAAAGTACGGACCATATCAAAGAGCTTGTAATGGAGGTGGTGAGCAATGGCAAGACGGGTTGAGCTTACTCCATTTGGAAAGCAGGTAAAGAAGAAACTTATCGACAAGAACATGACGCAGATGGAGCTTGCAGGCATGCTCAAATGCAACAAGCAGTATCTTTATAAGATTTTAACAGGTGAGAGGAGTGGGGGAAAGTATATAGAGAGGATAGCAGAAATACTGGAGATTGATGAAGCGGTTTGAAAGGCAGGGAGGTGATGGCGTTGGCAGCAGTATTGAGAATTTTCGGTGCAGTAAGTGCTGTGACAGTTTTGTTTGGACTTGGCATTTACGCGGAAGGGAGCCGGAGCAGTTTATGGAAATCATGGGCATCTGCTGATGACAGGGGAAGCCCATAAAAGAAAAAAGCGGCAGGGAGCTATCCGGGAGCCCCCGCCACAAACAAAAACGGATGACTTTAGTATAGCATCATTTTGGATGTAATGCAATAGAGGCATGTTTAAAAGAAAATTATGGATAGCAAAGAAGACAGAAATTGCAAGGAGATTTTAATGAGCTGTAGATATAAAAATGAATGTCCAAGCTATAGCGGATGGTGTGAAGGTCCGAAACAGGATTTTGCTCGCTGCGTCCAGTATTTAATAACTGCTTATGAAAGTACAAGAAAGCTGTTGGAGGAATATCAACGGCAGGGGAAGAATTATAACGGATGCGAAAATAAGAAGGAAATCCTGCAGAAGCTGAATACACTGTTAAAGGCCACCAGAGCAGGAAGCGGGATAAAGGATCTGGCACTCAGCGGGGACGAACGCATTGTAACGATACATTTTTCACAGGGCAGCCGGAGCGTAAACGTGGAAGCTGATTCGGGCTGTGCCATGATTATGGATATAGTGAAAGCGCTGTTATAAAGCTTCAAAGAAGATTCATCCAACATGGAAAGGACTGCAAAATATGGATTTAGGAAAAAGATTAAAAGAAGAGCGTATGAAGCAGGGAATATCACAGCAGAGGCTTGCGCAAAAAGCCGGAGTAACAAAAAGATCTGTGATCTATTGGGAAAATGGAAAGAAAAAATGAATGTAGAAAGTGCTGACAGGGTATTTAAAGCACTGCATGTAACCATAACGATAGGATACGCGAAACAGGAATAAAGGAGTGACAGCAATGGATAAAAACGGCGAAAGAGGTTTTAAACTATGTCTGGGCGTGCTGGGCACCGGGCTGGTTTTGCTGGCGGTAGTTCTGTTTTGATTAGTTTAGTAAAGAAGGAAGTGGTGAGAAATGGAGAGCCTGACCGTTAATGAATATGCAGATTTGAGAGGGTGCACTGTACGATATGTACAAAAATTAATATCTGATAATAAAATACAGGCAAGTGAAAGCTTTGGAGCGGGCGGCAATTGTGGGAAAAGCTACCTGATACCACTGGCAAACATAGAGCCGGAGCTGCAGAAGAAATACCAGCGCAGGCTTGCAAGGCAGCACTCCAGGGAGATGAAGGAGGCCGCCGTCCCTGAATCCCCGAACCTGGAACTTTATACCGAAGAGGAGCGGGCGGAAATCGCCTTGTGGAAGCAGATTCTTGCGGAATGGAATGCATACCGCAGCGGATACAGGGATAAGGACGGAAAAAAGAACATGAAGGAAGCCGACGAAAAATTTGTTTCATATCTTTTGGGCAGGTATCCGGACATGCAGTTTTCACGCAGGATGCTGCAGCGCAGGGACCAGTCCCTGCGGGAGCGGGGTGACGGTGCGCTGGCAGACCGCAGGGGGAAGCATGACAGCCACGGCAGGGCGGTTGATGGCTACGTATTCGGCATCTTTGAGAATTTTTACCTTGACGAGAGCAGGAAGAGCGTCAGGAAATGCATGGAGCTGACAGAGCTGCAGCTGAAACGCAGGGACATGGCAGACCTGCTGCCGCTGCCGAGCGAGACGACCTTTGCAAGGGAAATCGAGCGGAATATCCCGGTTCCGGCGCTGAAATATTACCGGTTTGGCGACAAGGCAATGAAGGACGAATGCGGACTGTACATAAAGAGGAGCTACCGCGACCTCAACAGCAATGATATCTGGGTATGCGACAACCACACCTTTGACGTATTCATCCATGACGAAAACGTGAAGAAGCCAGCGCGGGTGTACCTGACAGGCTTCCTGGACGTCAGGAGCCGGAAGATGGTTGGCTGGCATGTGACGACAGCCCCCTCATCGGATGCGACGCTTGCAGCGCTGCGGCGCGGGATTGAGAAATACGGAATCCCCAGGGTGATCTACTCCGACAACGGGCGTGAGTTCCTGACACACGACATCGGCGGGCGCGGGTTCCGCAAATCCGCAGAGACGGACGGACATGAGCCGCCCACCATCCTGCAGAACCTGGGCATTGAATTCCGGACTGCAATGGTGCGGAATGCAAAGGCAAAGATAATCGAGCGCGCATTTCTGGACGTGAAAAATGATTTTTCAAAACTCTTTGAAGGGTACACAGGCGGGACCATCTTAGAAAGGCCGGAACGGCTTAAGAAGACCGGGAGGGATGCAGGGAATTTTATCCTGCGGGATGAATTTGTAAAGTATGTCGACATCTTTATCCAGGGATATTTTAACAAGCGCAGCCATTTCGGGGAAGGCATGGACGGGAAAACAAGGGACGACGTGTACGCGGAGTGTCTGGTGGAGAAGCGGACGGCAACCACGGACGAACTGAACCTGATGATGCTGCGAAACTCAAGGCCGGTCAAGGTGAACCGAAACGGGCTGAAGCTGGGCATCAACGGGAAAGATTTGTATTTCATATCGGCGGAGCTTCTCTACCATCACTTTGGGGAAAGCGTATATTACCGCTATAACCCGTATGACCTGAAAGAAGTGCGCGTGTATGATGCGCTTGACCGTTTCATCGGGACGGCGCAGCAGATTGTAACACTGGGTTATTCCGCATCCAAAGAAGAGGTGCAGCGTGAAATGCAGAAGATACGCAGTTTTGAAAAGATGGTGAAGGCATACAAGAAAAACAAGGGCATTGAAACAGACAGCGAGCTGGAGCTTATCATGGAGGAAGCCGCACGGAAAATGGCCCTTGGCGAGACGCTTGATCCAAAGGTTATCGTGCCAATCAGAAGCAGCGGGCAGGCAGAACTGGCGGAAGCAGCCGGAAACAGCGAAAAGATTGACTATACCGAAGCGCTGGAAAGGCTGAGGAAGGTAAAAGAGGGCAGGCAGAATTGAGGAAAGGAAAAAGGGCATGGAAGAAGAAAAAATGATGAAAGAGCAGGAGGCCATAGAATCCCTGCGCAGATACATACTTGACACAGGAAAGACGCAGACAGCGGTTGCAAAGGAGCTCAACATCAGCACAGGCGCGCTGAGCAGCTTCTTAAAAGGGGCATATAAGGCGCCCCATACAGTCATTCCAAAGGTGCAGGAGCTGCTGAATCTGAGGGAGAAGAAAAAGGTTGCGCCCAAAAAGCCGGACTATGTGGAGACAGGCATCAGCCGGACGGTGCTCAATGCAATCAAATACAGCCATATACAGGGACAGGTCTCTGTGGTATACGGGGATGCTGGGATAGGAAAAACGATGGCATTCAGGCGCTACCTGGAGGAAAACAGCCTGGCTGTGGGGATTACGATAAGCCCGACCTATTCCAGCATAACCGGGGTGAATGAGCTTCTGGCAGAACAGATCGGTGTCAGGGAGCGCGTGGCGCGCAGGATAACAAAAGAGATTGTATCAAAACTTACAGACAGTGGCAGGGTGGTTATCATTGACGAGGCGCAGCATCTGACAACAAGGACGCTCAACCATCTGCGCTGCATATCCGATGAATCCGGCACCGGCATCTGTTTTATCGGAAACCTGGAAGTATACACAAGGATGAAGGGGAGCGGGAAGGCGGACTTTGCACAGCTTTTTTCCAGGATTGGGATGGCAAAGCCTGTGATGACCATTGACATTACTAGGGACGACATAGACAGGATTTTCGGCTGTTACCAGATAGACGCGGAGCCGCTGGACATGCTCTACAGGATATGCCAGACAAACTACGGGCTGCGCGGGGCAGTAAACGTATTTGTCAACACTGCTGCCGTATTTGAACAGGTAACGGCGGCAAATGTAACAAAGGTGATGAGGGACATGAACATTGGCATAGGTGCATAGGAGGGACAGGATTATGGAGGAATTAAAGGAAAAATACTGGAGGATTCTTAGCAGGACCCGCAAATCGGGGCGGATATCCCCAAACGTGAAACAGAAGGCAGAGCAGGGCTGGGCGCGGTTTGACGGGGACGTCATAAAGGAGGCGCTGGAAATACATATCAGCAGCTATCCCCATTATAAGGAAAACTATACCATCGGAATCATGCGCAACCTCCAGCGCCAGAAAGAGGCGGGCAGGACTGCTGTACACAAGAAGGCAGGCAGCTTTAACAGCGGCATGAAGCATGATTATGACATGGATGCAATTGAAAGGCAGATACTTGCAAACTAGGAGGGAGCAGGTACATGATACAGATCACTATTATTATAGAAGGAAAGGAATCCTTGCAGTTATCAGAGCAGATAAACGCCATGCTGTTTGATGCATCTGCAAGGGGGAGCGTTGTGGTCAGGAAGTTCGATATGGATAACCCCGCCCCAAAACCGGAACAGGAAAAAAATGACAGGGAAATTAAAATACCCGGATTTATACAGGGAAGAAGGACAGTGCTGCAAAGAAAGGAAAGGTGAGCCATATGGGAAAAAAGCAATGCAGCGGGAAAGGCATAACAGCCCCGCAGATGCGCAAAATACATGCATGCGCACGTGAGTGCGGCATGGATGACGATCTTTTGCACCTGGCCGTAAAAAACCTTACGGGGCGTGAAAGCCTCAAAGAGCTGACTGCCAAAGAAGCCTGCTGCGTAATAGACATGATGGAGGGAAAGCAGAAAGCGGGCGCAGAAGGGGATGCCGCGACAGCAAAACAGCTCTGCTACATAAAAGATCTGATGAAGAAGCTTGGCTGGGTGGATGAAAAAGCAGAGCCGGATATGGCGCGCCTTAATGGGATGTGCAGGAAATATGCAGAAGCGGACAGTTACAGATGGCTGTCAAAAACAGGGGCAGGAAACATTATAGAAGCATTAAAGAAGATGCTGGAACGTAGGCGTGCAGGAATATCAGATTAGATACTGGACATACGGCAGGAGGTGGCATATAATGAAACGGCAGGAAAAAGAAATTATTGACAGCCTTGCGCTGGAGGACCTGCAGGAGAACCACAGGGCGATTGCCCACGTGATAGGGCTGGACGGGCTCAAAGAACTGTGCGCGGCATTCGGGGGCAGCTCAATCTATATCCCGCAGTTCAGGGAACTTGTAAAGAACCGGGCATACCGGTGCATTTATGAGGAATATAATGGAGACAATATCAAGGAGCTTGCATCAAAATATGACGTGAGCGAGTCCACTGTCTATAACATTATCCGGGACAGGATAGCCAGGGGAAGCTTAAAAAGCGTCCTTCCGGGGCAGATGAACATTGCAGATTTGCAGTTATAAGGAAAATTGCAGCGTGGAAAGTACAATAAACCCATAAGATGATAAAATAACCATTGTAAAGATATTTTTTACAGTGGTTATTTTTGTTTGCCCAGCATGGGCGTTTTCTAACGGGTGAAAGTCCCGAGTGCGCG